CTGCTCGGATGCTTTCAGACTTTTTCAGATGGCCAACGTGGCAACCGTCACAGGGGCAACCGCTGGCCAGACTACCGGCACTCGCATCACAAAGATTCTTGATCAAGTGTCATTCCCTACATCGATGAGAGTTACCGACACAGGATCAACGACAGTTCAAGCAGATCCGGGAACAGCTCGAACAGCCCTTGCAGCAGTGAAGGCTGCTGAATTTGCAGAGCAGGGCGCATTCTTCATGCTGCCAGATGGCACAGCAGAATTTAAGGATCGCAGCGATGTCGTCAATTCGCTAGCGGCTACTCCAATTGAGTTCAATCAGACTACAGGCATTCCTTACTCAGACCTTAAGTACGCGTTCGATGACAAGCTCATAGTAAATCAGGCAAGCATGACACGCATCGGTGGCACAGCACAGACTTCTGTCAACACAGATTCATCGGCTAAGTATTTCCCTCATGGCACAACTATCACAGACATGATCCCTGAAACAGATGCTCAAGTCTTAGACATCGCAAAGATATATGTGGCAACTAGAGCTGAGACAACTATCCGCATCGATGCCATGACCGTCGATCTACTAGACACAGATGTACCGACCGACACGATGATCGGCCTAGATTATTTTGACAATGTCAAGATAACTAACGTGCAGCCAGATGGCTCAACAATTGTTAAGACCTTGCAGGTGCAGGGCTTGGCGTGGGATATAACCCCTAACAGCATGAAATGCACAGTAACAACACTTGAGCCTATAGTCGAGGGATTCATAGTGGGATCATCGACTTACGGTATAATCGGACAATCCATATTAGGATACTAGGAGATAAATAATGGCAGCAGGTCTCGGATATAAAGAGTTCACGACGGGAGACGTATTAACCGCCGCGGACGCTAACGGCTATCTGGCCTCTCAGGTCGTCATGGTCTTCGCTAGTGCGGCAGCTCGTACCTCGGCGATCGCCTCACCTCAAGAAGGAATGATCTCCTACCTCAAGGATACTAACTCGACCGAGTATTACTCAGGCTCAGCTTGGCTTGCAATCGGCGGCAGCAGCGATATAGTCAGAATATCAACAGTCCCTTTCACTAGTTCAAGTGCTGTAAATCTTAATGATATTTTTTCCTCTACTTATACAAATTACATGGTCGTCTTAAATATCACAGCCAGCCCAAGCACTGGTAACCTGCAAGCAAGAATGAGAGTTTCTAGCGCAGATAATACGACCTCCAATTATTACTCAGTTTACGAGTATATTGACTCTGCTAGTGTCACGGCTGGCTCTACAAAAAACGCTGCCGCGTCTTTTTGGCAACTTAGTTTTATCAGTTCTGAAGAGTTGAACATTCCATTCATTGTTTCGCAGCCTTTTCAGACAGAAAGTACATCAATCTCTGCTCCAGCCTTTCTTGCAGGCGCCACCTATAAAGTTACATCGGCAGGTAGTTTCAACGCTACTACGAGCTTTACTGGAATGTCTTTTCTTACATCAGCAGGAACTATCACAGGCGAAGCGATTATCTACGGAATGAAGAGAGCATAATGAAGATCACAGAATACTTTGCAGAAAATGGCAAAATAGTAGAACGCGATGCGACACCTGAAGAAGTGGCCAGTTGGGTCGTAACACCTACATTCGATGAAGAATTAGAAGCTAAGGCCGCGGCTAAGGCTGCCCTTTTAGAGCGTCTGAATATAACAGCCGATGAAGCAGCCTTACTACTTGGATGAAGCCTAGACTCTCAAAGTCTGCTATCCAATTAAGAGAGCAGATAGATGATGCATTCGCCGATAGAGATCGAACTTCGGACGGCTGGATCGGTGACACGAGACACTCTGCTCGCAAGTCTGATCATAATCCAGATGCACAAGGATGGGTTCGTGCCATCGATGTTGACCGCGACCTTAACGGCAAAGGCAGGAAGCCCGATGTCATGCCTGACTTGGTCGATCAGATTCGACTCCTTGCAAAGTCTGGCGATAAAAGAATCTCTTACATCATCTTTGACGGAAAGATCGCTTCATCTAAAAAGGCTTGGGCTTGGCGTCCTTATGATGGGATCAATAAGCATAATCATCACGCGCACGTCAGCTTTTCTATCAAGGGCGATGAAGACTCTAGTTGGTTCAATATCCCGATGATAGGTGGAAAATAAATGGAACAAGCAAAGTCACTCGCAGCATCATGGGCTCGATCATTCTTGGCCGCTGCCCTCGCGCTATACATGGCAGGCGTAACAGATCCTAAGACCTTAGCGATGGCAGGCGCGGCAGCAGTAGCACCCGTCATTCTGCGCTGGCTCAATCCTAACGATGCCTCATTCGGAGTCGGGAAAGAATGACTCAAGAAAACTTCTTCACTCTTTACTTCGCTAGCCTTGCCGTCATCGGTGGGCTTGCAGGTTATGTGATCACGCATCTTCTGTCTGAAATTAAGCGACTTAACTCGCGTGTCGATGAGATTTACAACATCCTTCTCGAGCGATAATTATTGACATGGCAAGAAAGAAAGTCATCGATCTCGATACTTACTCACAGCTTGACGCATGGGCTATCAGCCTGCATGAGATGTATCGCGCACTACGCAGGGCAGGCTTCGCAGTCGATCTTTGCCTAGCAATTATCACCGATCGGGACTCTTATCCTGCATGGATTTTGCCATCAATTCCCGACCGCATGGATCCAATACCCTACGAGGACGACGACGAGGACTAATGAAGCGCATTGTCATAGTGAGCGACCTACAGGTTCCCTTCCACGATCGACACGCAGTTAAGAATCTAGCCAGTTTTATAAGCAAGTTTAAGCCGCATGAAGTAGTCACGATTGGAGATGAGATTGACTTTAACACCATCTCAAAATGGTCAGAAGGCACGCCAGAAGCCTACGAGCAGACTCTGGGAGACGATCGCGATGAGGCTGTTCAGGTACTTTACGATCTACAAGTAACGCAATGCCTGCGTAGTAATCACACTGATCGTTTATACACGCAGCTTATGCGTAAGATTCCCTCATTCTTATCCTTGCCAGAACTTAGGTTCGAGAAGTTCATGCGCTTCGATGAGCTAGGAATTACCTTCCATAAGAAGCCTTACAACATAGCGCCGGGCTGGATCGCAGTACATGGCGACCATACCCCTATCAAGTCTCAAGGGGGTCTCTCAGCCCTTGAGGCAGCCCGTAGGCATGGTAAGAGCGTTATCTCTGGGCACACTCACAGAGCAGGGCGATCGTCCTTCTCAGAGGCTTCTGGAGGCCGTATAGGGCGTGTCCTGCATGGCGTAGAAGTAGGCAACCTTATGGACTTTAGCAAGGCGTCATACACAAAAGGATCGGCTAACTGGCAGCAGGCATTCGCCATCATGTATGTCGATGGCAAGAATGTTCAAGTCGATCTTATCTACATCGAGAAGGATGGGACTTTCGTAGTCTCAGGCAAGCGGTATGGACGACCTAGATAACGAGCTTGATCGAGACATCGATGACCACATCGACGACCTAGAATCGTTACCGTTTCGTTATCTTAAATGTCAAAAATTCCCCCTTAGGGCGTGAGACAGTAGAGCCACGGATGAAGGGCATCCTAAGAAAGGCTCAAAATGTTCGATCCATCACTAGGCGATTTTATTGTAATGATCGTGCTATCTGCACTATATTTTCATGTAGGCCGTATCGTCGGCATTCGCGTGGGATATCTTCAAGGCCGTAAGTCAGTCCGAGATTACTACGCATCAAAGGAAAGGGTGCGAGTGTGAAAGCAAGTGAAGTCCTATTATCAGCTACTGACATCATTGGAGACCGAGGACGAATATATGGTCATCCTCGTATCAATCAGACTCGAATCGCACTACGACTCCAGCAAATGCTCGAGACACCGATCTCAGACCATCAAGCGTGTCTGGCGATGGTCGAAGTCAAGCTCGCACGTCTCCAAGAAACCGCTGACCATATTGACTCCTATATCGACGCGTGTGCTTACCTTGCACTAGCTTGCGAACTAATTACTGAAAGGGATGAGCAGTATGTTTAATCTTGAAGATTATGAAACAGTAGAAGAAAGACTTATCAAGTTTTGGAAGGATCACCCTGATGGACAGATTCATACAAAGTTGCTTGATCAATCCGCTGGCCGTTTTATTGTTGAGGCTGCTATATATCGCACAGAGGCAGACATTCGGCCATGGACTACAGGGCTTGCAGAAGAAACCATTCAAGGGCGCGGCGTCAATGCGACGTCAGCGCTGGAGAATTGTGAGACTAGTGCTATTGGTCGAGCGCTTGCTAACGCAGGATATGCAACAAAGGGAAAGCGAGCGTCACGAGAAGAAATGGTCAAAGTTAATAAAGCGAATGAAGTAAAGGCCACGATTGATCAGACCAAGGCCAAGATGCTAGATACATCTGGCACTTACATCCCAGTAGTAAAGGAAGAAGATCCATGGACTATCAAGCCAGCGACTATGCCGCCCACAATGGGGGAAGCTGTATCGACGGTGAAAGAGATCATTGGAGGCCAGACCGAGAAGGATATTCCTCGTTGCAAGCATGGTGACATGATGTGGAAGACAGGCACTACTAAGGCTGGTAAGCCATGGGGACACTTTAAGTGCATGGCTTGGGTAACAGGTGAAATCGGTGGTCGATGTGAAGCGCCCAACGATGTAATTTGGTACGAGATTAGTAAAGAAGACGGCACATGGCAGCGCCAGAAGGCGAGAGTGTAATGGGACGCTTACAGTTCATGAACCAAGACGGCGAATGGGAGTCATTCCCTACAGAGGATGAGATACATCGATCGAAGGAAGTCATAGCAATTTTAGAGGAGTTTACCTTTACGACAAGATGCTGCCTATGTAATGACTCAATTCCTTATAAAGACATTAAGGTGAACTTAGTCAATAAGAGCTGGTCATGCGCTAAGTGTCACGCTGTCAATGGCCTCACAAAGCCGTAAATACCGAGGATTCTCTACCGAGCGTGTGGTGGCACGTTACCTATCGGAATGGTGGCCACATGCAGATATCGGTCGAGGGGCTGGAAAAGATATAACACATGTCCCGTTCGACATGGAAGTTAAAGCTAGATCGGCGTTCCAGCCAAAGGCGTGGATCGATCAGGTCACAAAGAGGGCAAGTAAAGCTGGTGACTTGCCTATCGTAGTTAGTCGATTAAATGGTCAAGGGGAGAAGGCTCCTAGTGAGTACCTTGCATTTATGAGATTAGGTGATCTGGTCGATCTATTGCTCAAGGCAGGTTACGGTGATTTCAAGGGCGATATTGGTACACTTGAACCTATGAGGTGCAATATGTGTGGCGCATGGGCGTTCACTCAAGTATGCAGAATGTGTCAGAGTGATCCAGATGCCAACCTATGAGTTCGAGTGTGACAACGATAAGTGCGAAAGTAATGCACGCATAGAGGAATGGCTAAGCCTGAGCGAGCCACACGACTTAGAATGCCCGTTCTGCCACAGTCCTATGCACAAAGTTTACAGCTCTATCGGCGTATCATTCAAGGGATCAGGATTCTATAGTACGGACAATCGATGAGCGACACGCCTTTGAACAGGACTTATAGTAACGTCCTTGACACGTCTGGTACTCTCAGGGCTAGAGCCCATCAGGGGCTCAAGGCGGGCCCGATAGGGACAGCCCGCATGGTAGCACTCGCTATTGGGATATCTCTATCTATAGCTACGCCCCTAGATGCACAGGCGTCAGACCTTGCAATTACACAGCTTAAACAATTAGCCAATTACCAGCTTACAGATAAGCAGTATGCATGCCATAACGAGATAGTGCATAGAGAGTCCAGATGGGACTATAAAGCTATAGGCAACCTCAATGGTACTAAGCAGGTATACGGGCTATACCAGATGAAGACTGAGAGCCTTAAGAAGTCAACACCTATTAAGCAGTTCTGGATGTATTGGCATTATGTAGCACACAGGTATGGGCATACTGAGTATGATGAGCCTAATTACTGTGGTGCATTGCATCATCTAAAGACTAAGGGATGGCAATGAGTACCAAGCGCGGTGATCCTCGAGGGACTAGAGCTTACAAAGCCAGACGATTAGAGGTACTGCAACGTGACCAGTGGTCATGCTTCTACTGTATGCAGCCAGCAACTACAGTCGATCACGTCATTCCCATAATACAGGGAGGGGATCCGATTGCTTACGATAACCTTGTGGCATGTTGCACTAGCTGCAATAGCAAGAAAGGATCACGCTCTGAAGGCGTTTTTTTAGCACGCACGGCCAC